AATGCAAAAAATCTTCCTCAATCTGTACAAGATAATATAGTTAAAGCGTATACCTTTAATGAAAATGTAAAGAATGCTCAAGCTAATGCAAAAAAATCAGTAAATAAATTAGACCTTGTTAAAAAACTTAAAGTAATAGCTGATAAAGGAGGTTCTAAAGGTAAAGCGGCAGCACAGGCTTTAGCCATTATAATTGGAACAACTGGAGGAGCAATGGCTGGTGATGATTCCGAAGGATTAAGTGGAACTGAAACAGCTGCAATAGGTGGCGCAGCAGCTGGAACTCTTGCATTTAAAACAAGTAGAAAAGTTTTAGGAAATTTATTAAATGCTGCAGGTCTTCCTTTAAGTCTTGGTATAAATGCTGCAATAGGTATCGATCCAAAAAGTTCGTTTGATAGAACAATACTTGCGGGAGAACTTGCATTAGCACCGGGTATGATAAAAGCTGCAACAAGCACTACTGATAAAATTAAAAACCCACTTCTTAAAAAAGCGGCACAATTTGCGACTACAATTAATCCAAAGTATGCTATGAAAGCGGCAAGATTTGCTAACCCAGTTGGTCTAGCAGCTTTAGCTGGTGAAGCTGTTTACAATGTAGGGAAGTTAGGTTATGAAGATCAAAAAAGATTTAACGCTTTATCACCGGAAGAACAAATGTTTGAAAGAGCTGAACAAAGACAATTTGCAAACAGTATTAAAGGAAGTTGATATGACTAAAAAAAATCCAACACTTGTAAAAAATATGAAGTATGTTAAGTTCGATCAAATTCCGCCAGTTAGTGGACCAAATCCACAGGGGTTGATTAAAGAGAAAAAACAAGATAAACCAATACAGGAGAATAAATATGGCAGATATAGATAAATCTCTTCCAAACGTTAAAAGACCCGAAGATGAAGTTGCAGAGGAAATTGATGTTGAAGAGTTCCAAGATACCGGAAATGGTCCAGTAGAAATTACAGACGAAGAAGATGGTGGAGCGACTATTGATTTTGATCCTAATGCAATGCAGATGCCAGATGGTGGCGATCCGTTTGCAAACTTAAACGAATTACTTCCCGAAGACGAAACAAATGAAATAGGTAATCAATTACAAAGTGATTACATGGAATACAAAACATCAAGAGCTGAATGGGAAAGAGCTTATATTGTAGGCCTAGATTTATTAGGATTTAAATACACTAACAGAACAGAACCTTTTCAAGGTGCATCTGGTGCAACTCATCCGGTACTTGCTGAAGCGGTTACACAATTTCAATCATTAGCTTACAAAGAATTATTGCCTTCTGATGGACCCGTAAGAACACAAGTTATGGGATTAAGTGATCCTGCTAAAGAACAGCAATCACAAAGAGTTAAAAATTTTATGAACTATCAATTGATGGATCAAATGAAAGAGTACGAACCTGAGTTTGATCAGATGTTATTCTACCTTCCATTATCAGGTTCAACATTTAAAAAAGTTTATTATGACGATTTACTGGGACGAGCGGTTTCTAAGTTTATTCCAGCCGATGACCTTGTTGTTCCGTACACGGCTACCTCATTAGACGATGCGGAATCAGTCATCCATGTTGTTAAAATGTCGGAGAATGATTTAAAAAAACAAATGGTTGCAGGTTTCTATTCAGACATAGAACTTACAAAACCAACCGGTACTGTTACTAATGATCTTGAAGACAAAGAACGTGAAGTAGAAGGTGTTAACAAATCACAAAGAGTAGATCCGTTATATACAATTTTAGAATGTCACGTTAATTTAGATTTAGAAGGATTCGAAGACGTTGGTCAAGATGGCGAACCAACAGGAATAAAATTACCTTACGTCGTTACGATCGAAGAAGGTAGTAGGAAAGTTTTATCAATAAGAAGAAACTTTGCTCAAGATGATCCAAAGAAACTTAAGATCCAATATTTCGTCCATTTCAAATTTCTGCCTGGACTAGGGTTTTACGGTTTAGGATTAATTCATATGATTGGCGGACTAAGTCGTACTGCAACTGCGGCTCTCCGTCAGTTATTAGATGCAGGGACTTTATCAAACTTGCCAGCAGGATTTAAACAAAGAGGTGTCAGAGTAAAAGACGATGCCGCTAATATACAACCCGGAGAATTTAAAGACGTTGACACTCCAGGTGGTAACCTAAAAGATGCTTTCGTATTCCTACCATACAAAGAACCATCACAAACTTTATTACAGTTGATGGGAATTGTAGTTCAAGCAGGGCAGCGTTTCGCGTCCATTGCTGACATGCAGGTTGGTGACGGGAATCAGCAGGCGGCTGTTGGTACAACCGTAGCTCTTTTAGAACGTGGTTCAAGAGTGATGTCAGCGATACACAAAAGACTGTACGTAAGTCTTAAGCAAGAATTTAAATTATTAGCTGGTGTGTTTGGAACATACTTGCCTCCTGAATATCCTTATGATGTTCCGGGTGCTGCAAGGAATGTAAAACAAACTGACTTTGATGATAAGGTAGATATCCTACCAGTTGCTGATCCAAACATATTCTCAATGAGTCAGAGAATATCTATGGCACAAACTCAATTACAATTAGCTCAATCTAATCCGCCAATGCATAATATGTATGAAGCGTATAGAGATATGTACATGGCTATTGGTGTAAAAAATATTGATAGAATTTTACCACCACCTCCACAGAATCAACCTAAAGATCCGGCGTTAGAACACATTGATGCAATGGGTCAGAAACCTTTTCAAGCGTTTCCAGGTCAAGATCATAGAGCGCACATAACATCACATTTAAACTTTATGGCTTCTAATTTTGTTAAAAATAATCCTAGCATTACAGCAGCGTTAGAGAAAAATATATTGGAGCACATGTCTATAATGGCACAAGAACAAGTTCAGTTAGAGTTCCAACAAGAAATGCAAATGTTGCCACAACTACAACAAGCTGCAGTTCAGAATCCTCAAGCTAAACAACAGTTCGACCAAATATCTCAAAAGATAGAAGCTAGAAAAGCTATTCTAATTGCTGAGATGACTGAAGAGTTTATGAATGAAGAAAAGAAAATTACATCTAACTTTGATCATGATCCTTTACTATCTCTTAAAGAAAGAGAAGTTGATCTAAAAGCTATGGATGCAGAACGTAAAGTAACTGAAGACGAAGCTAGACTTAATTTAGATAAAACTAAGTTCTTACAAGGTCAAGAACTAGCTAAAGAGAAAATACAACAAAATGAAGATTTAGCTAACTTAAGGGCTGATACAGCCATGGCTAAGTCCGAAATGTCTGCAGAAGTTAAATTAACCTCAGATGCTATGAAGGCCCAAGACGTAAATGTCTTGAAAGGTCCTCGAAGATAGTGTACTAAAACTTAGGAGATAATTATGAAAATAACAAAACCAACAGCGACTGACATTAACAAAGACGGTTACAAAACCGGTGGTGTTGATGTAAAAATTGATTCTCAAAACTTGCACCTAGATCCTAGATCTCAGACAAGTATTAGAGGAAGAAATTACGTTGCCCAAGGTGATGTTGCTGACGTTAGAGGAACTAAAAGAATGTTAGCTACAAAATCTAAAAAAGCTACCTGGTACTAACATGTGGTTATCGGCAATTAAATTAGCCGTTTCTGCGGGCTCAAAAATATACGCTAATAAACAGAGAACTAAAATGGCTATGTCAGATGCACAGCTTATGCACGCATCTCGTATGGCTGAAGGTAAAGAAGCTTACCAAGGCAAACTCTTAGAATCTAGACAATCAGATTGGAAAGACGAATTTATTTTAATTTTGCTTTCAGTGCCCATCGTAATGCTGGGATGGTCGGTATGGTCAGATAATCCTGTACACATGGAGAAAATGGAGTTATTCTTTCTGCACTTTGGAAATTTACCGTTATGGTATCAAACAATTTTTGTTGGTGTAATTGCTAGCGTCTATGGACTTAAGGCAACACATCTGATAAAGAATAAGTAATTAAGGAGAAAATATTATGAGAAACGATTATGGAACAAGACCCTACATTTCAAGATTCTCAGGTAAGACTGCAAAGTCAACACCTAAGAAACAAAATGCAAATGACAGACTAGATGAGTCTTTAGCAAGAGATGGTAAAGAGTCTACTAAATCTCAGTCTTTCAAGGATAGAAGAGACGAATCTAAAGGATAATAAAAAATAAATGTTTACTCATTTAAAAAACTTTATCTGTTCGCTATTCAATATCAAAGCATGCAAATGCAAAGATGAACATCTTGAATTTTATGAAGATGTACCAAAACCAACCCACTGCGGAGCACATACTTATTATAGAAAAAGCTGTACCGCGTGTATTACAATAACTAAATAAAGGAGAAGATATGCCGGGAAAAGAAATTAAAGGAAAAAGTAAAATAGCAACTTATAGAAGTGGCGGAAGAGCTGGTTACAAAACTGGTAAATCTGTTAAAGAAAGTAAATTTCCAGATCACTCCGGTGATGGTAAAATTACTAAAAAAGATATTTTAATGGAAAAAGGAGTTATTCCTAAAACTAAAAAAATGACAAGGAAAGCATAATGGCTAAAGCAAAAGGTCTATGGGCCAACATTAATGCTCGTAAAAAAAAGGGGATCTCAAGAAGTAAAAAAGATTCTACAATCACAGCTAAAGCATATAAAAATATGAAAGCTGGTTTTCCCAAAAAGAAAACAAAAACAGCGTAATGGATAAAAATAAAAAAAATAAAATTAAAAAAGTATCTAAAGCTTTGGTAAAAGCATCTAAGTTACATGCAGGTCAAGCTAAGGTATTAAAAAAAGTAATAAAGAAAAGATAATGGCTTCTGCAGCTTGGACTAGAAAAGAAGGTAAATCCAAATCTGGAGGCCTTAATAAAAAAGGCGTTGCATCTTACAGAGCAGCTAATCCTGGATCTAAACTTAAAACAGCAGTAACTACTAAACCCTCAAAATTAAAAAAAGGTTCTAAAGCCGCTAAACGTAGAACTTCTTTCTGCGCGCGTATGACCGGGATGCGTAAGAGACAGAAAGCTAGTAATAATACT